GTGAGTATTTGTCTCTCATGAATACCCATTCGCAGAAGTCTCGGAACAGTGGATGCTCTGACGCATTCTCCATCTGCTGCCACCAACGAATCGTGTCGAGGTACCCATTCCATCCGGGTTTGTACCGCTCATATCCCAGCATTCCTGCTAGGACTCTCATGAGCGGGCGCACTCCCACGTGGTAGCCACTCGGGCCGAATGAAGTCCTGTGCAGATTCTGGAGGAAATGAGCCTCCTTGACTGCATAGAACTGTTTGCGGGGGTGCAGAGTCATGCCGAGTTCGGTGTGAATGACGTTTGAGAGGTCATCGAGATCGATGGCCACTCCTCCGTGATGACCGCGGAACTGAAAGACACCATCGTCCCCCTGGACCGTGCAGTCAGATACACGGTATCCCAGGCGATGAGCCCCGTATGCGATCACCCAGATGTTCGCCAGACTCCCGACCAGGTTCGTGAAGTTCGAACCCGACGGGATTCCACCCCACCGACGGAGGAAACCCCACGGTGTGATGAGACCAGCCCGGGAGAAGTAGTCTTCGAGACAACGAAGCACTCTCCCGGTCGTCCTACTGCCACCGAAGACCATGTGTAGTATGTCGTAGATCTGTTGGGTGACTCGCCTCGGAAGACTTTGGTCAAACGAGGAGAAATCAACAGACAGCGTCCACCCCATGCCGAGCATCGAAGAGATCTTGCGGTCGACGTGGTGTTTGCCACGCCAAGACGCAAAGGTCGGATTCGAATGCATCGCCATCAGGAATGGAAGCTGGAACATCTTTTCGATGTTCGCCACGACACGAGCTCCCTGCAGGATGACACGCCACTTCGGATGCGTGTACAAACCAGTTTGGGAGGACCGAGTACCCATTATGAATGGGTATTCAGCCGACACTTCAAGACTCCTCGCGAATTGCATTCGTTCGAGGAGATCGAGGGAGCGTTTGAGACAAGGCTCAAACCACTCCGGTTTCGAAGAGCAGAAGGGCCAACCAAACCCAGTACGGCCCTCGAAAAGACCAGCCACGACCCCGATGTCATCGGGAATCTGGATGGTAGCTTTTCCCGGAAGACCAACAAACCGACGCACGGTCGCCGATGCAACCCTCGAGGAACGGTGGTCCAAGAACAGTGTCCTGTCCCCGGCGACGAATAACGGGGGGAAACCCGGTTCGCCGAAGTATGTGCGTGCGAATCCTGATTCGACCTTCGTGAGTCCGGCCACAAAGGGGGATCGCCCTTTGAGTCGGGTCGAAGCCGAACCGATCATCCCACGCTGTTCCACTTCCACCTCCCTGAGCCACATCGGCAGCGAGTCGAACTTGAGCATCCGCCAAACCTCATCAACCACATCCTCACGGCTTTCACCGTCCTGGATGAGTGGACTGATGTGGTCTTTTGGACACCCAGCGTCCAATTGAGACATCATGACCAAGAGACGGTCATAAGTCCCTTCCACTGCGTTCACCCGAGCGGGTGAGCCTGGTGGAAACATCGCACTAGACAGTTCCATTGGAACTCCCTCCTAACGTAAACCCACCTACG